TTGAAGGCGATATTGTCGGCAACATTGATGCTACCAGCGCCACCATTGGCTCCATCACCATCTCCGGCGCGGCCACTGCGGCTTCCGGTCTGGTCTCGGCGCAAATTGGCTTTATTCCCGTGAGTGTTGGCGGCGTCACCAAGTACATTGCCCTGTACTCCAGCGTAACCCTGTAATCCACCCACCTGATTACGGAGAACGCTCATGGCAGGAACAGTGCAATATGATGTCTGGGCAGTAACCCCGGAACAAAGCAATACCGAGTATTTCAAGGCTTCTGCGACCATTGCGTCCAGCGGCTCGATTGCTTTGTTGGCAAACAATCTGGGTTACAACGGAACCGGATACAAGTTATCCATTACCTCAAACGGTGTTGAAACTGGCAAGACCTTTACCATCACCGGCACCCGTGTCGGCGGTCTTGGTGTTGACGCGGCACCGAAAGCTGAAACGCTTCTGGGTCCGAGCGCAGGCATCGTGTACTCCACCCACTACTACACCAGCATCCAAAGCATCTCTGTTGATGCGGCTTCTGCGGGCGGCGTAAAAATCGGATTCGGCGGTGACATGGCTCTGCCACGGACGCGCATCAAAAGCGCCGTCTATCTTTCGGCAACCACGGCAGGAACCATCACCATCACGGCAAAGCCGTCCAATGTGGTGATTCTGAAAACCCCGACCGGTGGTGACACCAGCCTCCACAACATCATCATCCCGGCAGAAGGCATCCTGACCACCAAAAGTGGTAACGATAACTATGCCGTGCTTACGATGTCGCAGGTTGCCACTTCCAACATCACGCTGTTCTGCGGTTAAACGGAGCCGGTCATGGCAGGCAAAGACCCACGATTGGCAAGAGCTGGCGTTTCGGGGTTCAATCAGCCGAAACGCACGCCAAGCCATCCGAAAAAATCACATGTTGTCGTTGCTAAAACCGGCGACAAGGTGAAGACGATTCGCTTTGGACAACAAGGCGTGCAGGGTGCTGGCAAGAATCCGACATCGGCCAAAGACAAGGCACGCAAGAAATCGTATTACGCACGCCACAACGCTCAGGACGCCAGCCCGGATAAGATGTCTGCCCGGTACTGGAGTCATAAGGTCAAGTGGTGACAGCTATGGTGACCAAGAAAAAATCTCAGGTCAACAAAGCAGGCGTTTACACGAAGCCGGGCATGCGTGAAAAGCTGTTCAAGAAAATCAAGGCAGGCTCCAGCGGCGGCGACCCCGGCGAATGGTCTGCCCGAAAGGCTCAACTGCTGGCACGCCAGTACAAAGCATCGGGCGGAGGCTACAAGTCGTGAAAGACCCGCAACGCTCTCTCAAGGAATGGACCAACCAGAAATGGCGCACCAGCGATGGCTCGCCGTCAAAGGGCAAGAAACGGTACCTCCCTGACAGTGCGTGGAAGGCGCTCAGTCCCGCTGAAAAGGCCGCAACCAACCGCGCTAAGGCGGCTGGCAACGCCAAAGGCAAGCAGTTCGTTCCCCAACCCAAAAAGATTGCGGCGAAGGCCGCGAAACACCGCTAGGAGATTCACATGCCCAAAGGTCAAGCCCCATATCCCAAAAAGCCAGAGAAAGATTTTGGCGAAAAACTGCGTGACAATCTTTCCAAACTCCGTGGCCCAACTGAAAAGATTGGCAAGAAAATACAGGAAACTTTTCCTTCTATTTCCAACAAGTTTCCGGACAAGAAGGCCAAAGGCGGCATGATACGCAAACCGCAGGGTCGGAAACGCTGATATGGCAAAGGCCTCATCCCGCGATTACACCCGCGAGCGTCTGAATGAAGACCCGCAACGCGTAAAGGACCGTGCGAAGCGCAATGCGGCTCGCCGGGAACTCATGCGTGAGGGTGTCGTGCGCAAGGGAGATGGCAAGGTCGTTGACCACAAGAATCCGCTCAGTCGCGGTGGCAGTACCAGTAGAAGCAACCTCCGCCCCCAGAGCGAGAAGTCATCGAATCGGCAAGGCGGCAACCTTCAACCGAAGTCAGCGAAAGCCAAAGGAGGCCGGAGATGATTCAGTGGTTTAAACGAGTTGCCCAAAAGATTGGGCGTTGGATTTTGTTCCGCAAAGATGAGGATTCAGATATGGCAATTGGTCGTTCCAGCATGGGCCAGCAAATCGCTCGCCCGCCCGGTAAAGTTGTACCCAACGCGCTTCGTCAAGCCAACCCGAAAAAGGTTGAGAAGGTGATGAAGGAATTCAAGAAAGGCGACCTTCACTCCGGTAAGAAAGGACCGGTCGTGAAAAACCCCAAGCAGGCTGTCGCTATCGCCCTGTCCGAAGCCCGCCGGACCAAGAAAAAGAAGAAATGATATGAAAAAGAAATCCAAATATGCTTCAGGTGGTCCAGTGGCAATGGGCATGCCTACCCCGCAACCGCGTCCCTCTGACTTTAAAGTCGGCCCGTTGCAGTTTGGCGGCGCTGGCGGCATGGGTAACCCCGGCCTGCCTATGGGTGCCACAATGCCTCTGAGCGGAGTTTTGCCCGGCGGTGGTCGTCCGATGCGCAATCAGCGTGGCATGGAAGGGCTTGAACAAGCCATGCAGAATCGTATGGGTGGCCGTATGCGCCCGAAATCCCCGACTCCTGTGGGTCCGGGTGGTGGTTACAAAAAAGGCGGTAAAATTGACGGCTGTGCCACTCGCGGCATGACCAAAGGACGGAACAAATGAAAGGCAAAGACCTATTAGGTACGATTTCCCCGCTGTACGGCGCTGTAACGGGCCACGGGGCGTTTGGCGGTAACATGAGCGCGATGGGTCTCCTGTCCAAGCTCGGCGACCGCAAGAAAAAGAAACCAGTATCGGAAGAGGTGGCATCTGATGTCGCCAATGCCGGTGTGGCGAAGTTCAGCAAAGGTGGTCGCGTTGACGGCTGTGCTATCAAAGGCCACACTAAAGGCCGCAACATTTAACGAGGTGATTTATGGCAAAAGAATCCAAAGCAATGATGAAAAAGGAAATCGCCTTTATGAAGTCCAAAGGCGCTCCGAAATCCATGATTAAACATGAAAAGGCTGAAGCCAAATCGATGGGCAAAGCTAAGTCGAAAGGCAAGAAAAAATGAAACCGCAACTTCGTGGCGGCAACGGCGGCGGTGAATCCGGGCCGATGGTCGAAATCGAAATTGAGGTCGGTTCGGAATCCGAGGCTCCTGAAGCCCCGGAATCCCCGGCTCCTGTTGGCTACAAAAAAGGTGGTCGTATTGATGGCTGTGCTATCAAAGGCCACACTAAAGGCACGGTGCGATAATGGCAACCAGTGGAACGGCGACTTTCAACCCGGAATTCTCGGAACTTGTCGAGGAAGCGTATGAGCGTGCCGGGCTGGAACTGAGGAGCGGTTACGACCTCAGAACGGCTCGCCGTTCCATGAACTTCATGGCGCAGGAATGGCAGAACCGGGGTATCAACCTCTGGACGGTCGAATCGGCCACGATGACCCTCGTTGCAGGCCAAACGACCTACAACCTTCCAGCCGACACCATCGACATCATCGAGCATCAGATTCGTTTAAACAATGGTAGTACCACCAGTCAGGCGGACTACACCATGACCCGAATCTCGGTGTCCGAGTACGCGCACATCAACAACAAGAACACTCAGGGCTTGCCTCTGCAAATCTATGTTGACCGTCTGCGTGACAATCCGGTGGTGTACCTCTGGCCGGTCCCGGACGGCTCCCAGACCTACACGCTGGCCTACTGGTACATCCGGCGCATTCAGGATGTCGGTGCGGGCGGCGCGAACACCATCGATGTCCCGGCGCGTTTCCTGCCGGTGCTGGTGGCCGGGCTGGCCTACTACATCGCCATGAAGAAGCCGGAAGCGTCTGACCGGCTGGCGATGCTGAAGCAAGTCTATGACGAGCAGTGGGAAATGGCCTCTGGCGAAGACCGTGACAAGTCATCGTCCCGGTTTGTGCCACAGATGGGCTATATCGGTCGGAGCGTCTAAATGGCCGGGGCGTATTCATCCGGAAAATATGCCCACGGCTTTTGCGACCGGTGCGGACAGCGCGTTGACCATTTAAACGCGATGCGCCAACTGGTCATCAACCTGTTGCCGACCAGTATCCGGGTCTGTGACGAGTGCTGGGAACCGGACCAGCCACAGCTTCAACTGGGCCGCGTGCAGGCAGACGACCCACAGGCTTTGCGGAACGCCCGGCCTGACATAACCTACTACGCGCCCGGTAATGAAGGCGCGGATGGCAGTCGGGAGATTCAGTGGGGTTGGAATCCGGTGGGTGGCGCTCAAGCCTATGGCAGTGAGCTGACGCCGAATGCACTGGACATGGCAGTCGAAATGGGCGACATTACCGTTGTAATAACCTGAGTTTAAACGATGAACTACGCACAGCTCTCCCAACTCATTCAAGACTACTGCGAGTCCACAGAGGCCTCGTTTGTGGCGAACATCCCGACCTTCGTACAGGTTGCGGAGGAGCGCATCTACAACACGGTCCAGCTCCCGGCCATCCGCAAGAATGTGACCGGCACCATGACTGCCGGGAACAAGTACCTGTCCCTGCCCAGCGACTGGCTGGCGGCTTTCTCTTTGGCTGTCATTACCCCGGTGACAGAGGCTCAGACTTTTCTCATCAACAAAGATGTGAACTTCATCCGGGAATGCTACCCTACCCCGTCAACCAGCGGGCCTCCCCAGTATTACGCCATTTTTGATGACGATACGCTCATTCTTGGCCCGACCCCAAACCTGTCTTACGGGGTCGAGATGCACTACTACTACTACCCGGAATCGATTGTGACCGCCGGTACCACATGGCTTGGAGACAACTTCGAGACGGTGTTACTATATGGCTGTCTTCGTGAAGCCTATCTGTACCAGAAGGGTGAGGCCGATATTACGACCTATTACGAAAACAAATACCTTGAATCGCTCAATCTGCTTAAACAGCTCGGCGATGGCAAGGACCGTAGAGATGCTTACCGTAATGGACAATTGAGGATACCCGTACAATGAAAGGTGAATCAAGTTTAAGTGGCGTTGGCAATGTCAGCATCATTGTGACTGAGAATCGTGGCATGAATCCCGTTGAGCTTGCCGACTTGGCAATCAATCGAATCATTTCCGTGGGCAACGAGAGCGCCCCGGAAGTCCGTGAACAGGCTCTTGCATACAAATCGAACATCAAGGATGTCCTCATCAAGTACCTGACTGACGCTCAGGCGCATGAACGAGTGACCATCTGCAACAAGCTGAATGAAGCTGGCCTCGGCGATGCCGCCGAATTTGTCAAAAACCTCTAAGGAGCAATCCAATGCCCATTTCGCAATCCATCACTTCCTCGTTCAAGACCGACCTTATGAGCGGCGGGATGAACTTCAATACCACCAACCGCGCCCTGACCCTGAACACGCAGGACAAGTTTGTCATCGCCCTGTACACCGCCTCGGCAACTCTCGGCCCGGCCACCACCGCCTACACTTCAGCCGATGAAGTTCCCACGGCGACTGGCTATACCGCGCTGGGTAAGACGCTGACCATTTCGCAAGTCCCGGTACTGAGCGGCGCAACAGCCCTTGTTGACTTCGATGACATCAGTTGGACCTCGGCCTCGTTCTCGGCGGACGGCGCATTGATTTACAACGCCACCAACGCGAACAAGTCGGTTGAAGTGTTGAACTTCGGCGGCACCAAGACTGTGACCAGCGGCACCTTTACCATTCAGTTCCCGACCGCTGACGCATCGAACGCCATCATTCGTATCGCATAACAGGAGCCGTTTAAATGGCTCTTGTTGTCGCAGACCGAGTAAAAGAGACCACGACCACAACGGGTACGGGTACGATTACGCTTGCCGGTGCTGTTGCCGGGTTTCAATCGTTTTCCGATATTGGCAACGCCAATACCACCTACTACACTATCGTGGGCCAATCCAGCTCCGAATGGGAAGTGGGTCTGGGAACCTATACCTCCGCTGGCACCCTGCTGTCGCGTGATACCGTCCTGTCGTCTTCCAACGCCGGGGCGCTTGTCAATTTCTCGGCTGGTACCAAAGATGTGTTTATCACTTACCCGGCAGGGCGCTCGGTGTATCAGGAGCCAGACGGCCTAATTTCGCTCTCCGGAACAGTTCAGGCCACGACCTTCCACGGCGGCAGTGCCTCCATCACCAATGCGGACTTGGCATCAGCAGTCATCGGCGTGCTTTCAAACACCACCTTTACCGGCGGCAGTGCATCGATTACTACGCTGACTGGTTCCAGCTTGAGTTTTACCAATATTTCTGCCACCAACAACAATACCGGATATACCACCACGGCAACGGCTGGCGGCAATACTACGCTGACCAATGCCAGCACGGGTATGCAGTATTTTACTGGTGCCTCAAACCAGACCGTTACACTCCCCGTGACCAGTACGCTGGCGCTTGGATGGTCGTATCACATCGCCAACAACAGCACCGGCAACCTGACCGTCAACTCGTCCGGTGGCAACCTTGTTTGCACAATACAGCCCGGCACCACCGTCATGGCGACTTGTATCCTGACCTCCGGCACCACGGCGGCGTCTTGGGATGCGGGTTTCACCGACTATGCCACGGAAACCGGCTCAGGCTCGGTTGTGCGTGCGACCTCGGCGGTACTGGTCACTCCGGCGCTCGGCACGCCGACCAGCGGAAACTTAACTAACTGCACCGTAGGAACGGACCCTGTTGGCTATCGCAATATTCCAGTGAACTCACAAATCGTGGCGTATTCGCTTGTGCTTGGCGATGCCGGTGACATGATTTTTCATCCGTCAACCGATGCCAACAACCGGACATACACGATTCCATCCAGCACAACGGTTGCCTTTCCGCTTGGAACCGTGCTTACATTCTCAAATCTTGCAACGGCAAACCCGGTAACGGTTGCCATCATCACTGACACTTTATATCTTGCAGGCACTGGCGCAACAGGTAGCAGAACCATTGGCGCATACGGCATTGCCCAAGCAACAAAAGTTGCACTCGGTATCTGGCTACTGACCGGAACCGGCGTTAGCTGATGGCTGGGGCGCTGACTATGATGGCTGGAGGCGATAGCAAAATCGTCTATCTTGCCACGACTCTTGGAGCTGGAAACTTTACAGCCCCAACAGGGTTTGGCCTTGTTGCCGTAGAGGCTATTGGTGGTGGCGGTAGTGGAATTGGCTCTGCTACTACCGCCCAACGCGCTG